CAAAACTCCTCAACTGTTACGTGTTTACTTAAATTCATATCTTTAAAAATTGTGTGTTATACGTGCAACTTGTCCATGTACTTTGTGATGTACAAATCCCTCAACTGCTTTTGGTGAATGCTGATAACCTTTTTTGTGATGCCATGAATCCGTACCGCTTGGGCTTCGTAATGCTTCAAATGTTACTCCGATGTAATCCTTTGCAACTTTGTGGTGTAAATGGTGCGAATATATATACCGTCTTTCAGTAGTTGACCACATCAAAGGAAACTCAGTAGCTAATAAGATTGGTAAATTATCTGTTTTTGCTCCGTCTCCGTGAGTTGTACCGATTAGATTATTATAGTACTTGTACGCTTTGCGGTGTCTTAAATTAACATCAAAAGAAATGTGCTTACAATTAGTAAAGTATGCCTCAATTAATTGCATTAAAAAGAACCCATGTGTATAATCGTGGTTGCTTGGATTGTACATTACACGAACTTCAGCGATTGACATTAAACTTTCTAATAACTCAATGTAAAGTTGTTTAGCTTTCAAAAAGTTTTCGTACCACATTCCGTCTGTATCTTGAGGTGTTCCGCTTGTTGTTGTTGATCGTGTGTTGTCGGTGTGCAATATATCGTTTCCAGCAACAAATAAAATCATGTCAATCTCAAAACCTTTTGACTTGTCAAGTATTCCTTGCATACCTTCTTTTGCTCTTCGTACTGCTATTTCTTGGTTGTATTCTTCTCCCGTTTCAAACACCGAACTCAACTTACCGATGTGCAAATCTGCAATATCAATCACTAATAAATGACCGTCCTCGCATTTATTACGCTTTATCTCGGGATATTTAGGTGCTGAATCCTTTACAATTTCTACAATACCTTGTTTTAGTATTTCAAAATCTTTGTGATTTTTGTTTTTGTAGTCAGGATTAGCGAAAAATAAACTTGCGTTCTTTGATTTTAACCAACCGTGTTTTACATCTTGGTGGTCTATTCCCATTTCATTCGATTCCTCTTTTATTGCACGGTACTGTTGTACAATTTCAAACTCCTCGCTTGTTATTCTCGGGCGAATCTTTGCCATAAATAAAGTGTTATGCGTTTGGAACGCTATTTAAACCTAAATGCAATAATAAGCAAAATAATTAATATCGCTATCGGTATCCAAATAGGGCGGTTTTTCTTTCGTTGTGTTTTTTGTTCTGATACTTTTACTTTAGTATCGTGTTTTACGTTTATTTTATGCGTTCTAAAGGCATGACGTAATGAATCAGTATATTTCTTTAACTCAAATTTTAAACTATCCTTAAATCGTCTTATTTCAAGCCTTTGAATAAAGCGTGTTTTCGGGTATAAAAATACATTTTGTTTTACTATTGTATCTTTTTGGGTATAATAATACTGGAAATAAGTAGTGTCTTTTGTTTGAATTAAAACAGAATCTTTTTGATAGTAAGTTAATGTGTCGGTAACGTGTTCTATTTTACCGCCTTTCTTTTCGTATTTACGTAAGTGATATGAAGCTGAACAACTAAATAAAAACCCCCAAACTATCGCTGAAGCTATAACGAATAAAATAAATTTAGCAACGTCTAAGTGCGGGAAGTTTCCTTTTGTTGTCATAGTTCTTTCTTTATGTTCTTAGCTTTGATAATTAAATCAACTGCTTTGTTAATGAATGAATAGCCTTTTACTTTCTCAAATGATTCATCCATTGACTTAACCTCAATAGATATTAATACAAGTGCAATTAACTTAGTGAATAAAAACTCTACACTAACTACCGACTTTGTAAGTTCGTTAATAATAAAAAAGTCTGAAGCATACACTAACATAGTAGCGGTAACATAGCTTAGTATCTTAGGTATAAAACCATGACGAAAGTTTTTCGATGTAACACCTTGTCGCAATTGTTTAGCTTTCCAAACACCGAAGCAAGTATCTAAAACAGTCGATAAGGCAACAAGTATTATAATGCCTTTAATTGGTGCGAAAAAGACGAACAACGCTTGTAAAAAGTACGTATAATAAGAGGCAATAAAAGACTTCATATAAACAAAATACTGTCGTTAAATCCGTTCTCCTGTGTTTTTAATGGTTTGATGTCGCTATCTGTGTTTAACATGTCAGTAAATTCAGGATATAAATTTTTGTTCGCCTTTAAATAGTTAATCAAACGAACCTCATAGAATGAAGCTTTTTGTGCGTAGTGGTCTTGAGCAAAAGCTACTTCACTTTGTGTTACTGAGTTAGAATAGTCTCCGTTTTGAACTTGCAAACCTTTGTTTTTAAGTTGGTAACTCAATCCGAAAACAGCATCTTCAGCACTTCGCCACGCTACAATTGGCTTAATATATTCGACAAGTGTTTCCTCGTCTGTTGTTAATGTCTCAGCATTATACTTAGCCAACAAATATTTGTAAAAGTAAGTGCCTAAAATTGGCTGTACTCTTAAATCTGACTGAGTTCTAATGTAAGGAGTAACATCTTTAACATCGACATTTGCTGTAATCGGTGTTTGATTTTTTAAGTATGCTTCAGTTATAAAGTAATTCATTATACAGTAGTTGTAGTTGTTATTGTTTCAGTTGCTATCTGTGATTTCGTTTTGTCGCCACCGTCTACTGGTGGTAAACTTGCTAAAGCACGTACCTCGTTTTCTGTCATTGACTCAAGTACTTTTGTAGCAACCAATGGAGACATTGCATTCAAAGCATCTGTTGTTTTCTTACCCGTTCCTTCTAATTCTACGATTGTTTCATTAACAATTTGGTAGTTGTTTAGTGTGAATGTAGCTTTAATCTTAGCTATTTTAAACAAGTCGTTAACTATCTTTTCAATCTTATGACGTTGTGGGTAAATTACGTTCTTTTCAAAAATGATATACGACTGTTTGATGTCAGACCCCGAACCAAGTTTACCACTTACACGAATACCCATCAAAATAGGGTCGATTGTATGCGCTTGACATATCTTACTGTCTATACTTTCAGTTGTTACTTGGAATAAGTTGTCGTTGTTGTTGGTTGGTATCGCTTCAATCTTAGGAAGTTGGTCTGCATTGTTAGCAAAGAAACTTAAAACCTTACCGCCATTTCTTGCACCTTTTCCGCTCTCAATTGTTTTTCTTAATCCTGCTTTTTCCTCTTCGCTTTGTGGCTTTTTAGGGAACATAAAAGCAAATGACGGGAAGATAGCGTTTAAGATATTAGACTTTTGTAAGTATGACATTTCGCCATCTAAGAACGCCCAATTAAATGCACTTGTATAACTTGGTAAAGGGTAAACGTCTTGACCTACGCAACTCTTTTCGTACACATATAAGCACTCTCTTTGGTATATCTTACGGTCATATGGGTAAATAGTCTCAATGTCAATTTGCGATGTCCAATCGTCACAAATAAAATATGTTAATTTGTCTTTTGACGTTCTAACTTTCTCAGCTCCTATGTGCTTAACACGAATTAAATCATTATTTGAGTTAAATACAAGTCTAAAATAAACACGGTTATGTAGAATGTCGTCTTTTGTTATCTTATCGAGCAACTGTTCTAAGTCTACTTTCTTTTCAAAAGCGTAAACTTCCATTTTTTCAATAGCTGTTACACTTGAATCCGTCTTAATTTCATAACCCCCGCCAATTGTAGCGTTTGTTTTAAAGTCAACTATCGCACCATGTAAGGGAGACGTGTAGTAAAGTTGGTTAATTAATTGAGGGTAAAGGTTATCTACTCCAAAACGGATATATCCGCTAACCTGTTGACGTGCATTAACGTAAGGTAGTGACAAATTGCCCTCGCCTACTTTCATAAATGGACTTGAAAACGATTGATAGTTGTTACTTTCAACGCTTACGCTTTCGCTTTTTCCAATGTTAAAACCTAAAAATTTCATTCGTAAATTGAGTTAGTTAAGACACCATCGACAACCATTCTACCCTCTTCAATTTCATGCAATCCCTCAACTGGGTTTGGTAAACTAAGATTTGGAACTGTTGCACTTTCATATACTTTATAACTGTATTGACCTATTACAAAGGTTACATCAACTCCTTCAGCTAATTCGAATTTATTGTATCGCGGTTTTGAAGTCGACAAGTCAGGCGCATAGAAGTATATAGGTTCTGTTGCCGTGTTAAAATCGTTTTCAAACTCGAATACATAATAAGGATTAGATAGCGTTGAGCTTTCTGTAAGCGTCAAAACAATTGTGTTAAGTATATCTTTTTCAATGTATATCATAACTATAATGTTAATCTTTAAAAAAAGTTCACAAAAAAAGGGAAGCTATTAACTTCCCTCTCTTTATTTACAAGGTATTTTATGCAAGTAATCCTGCGATGATTGTAGGGTCAACTTCGTAAGCCAAGTTCTCGTTTTCTGCGATGAATGTAACAGAATATTTAGAACCATCTGCTTTTGCTGTTCCTGAACCTTCAGCAGTTGCTGAAAGTTGAGCATAAGGGAAATACCAATATTTACCGTTTGCATCTTTAACGATAATAGCTAAGTCTCTTTGTCCCTCTGAAAGGATTTTGATAGCTTTAGATTTTGAAGCCTCACGTCTGTGGAACATCAAAGTAATTGTAGCTGTAACGAAAGAAGAACCGTTAGCAAAGTCTACTGCTGACTCTTCGGTAAAATTACCTGTGTTACGTCTAAATTCAAATACTTCGTATGGTTCTGTGACTGTTTGAGCGTCAACCATGTAAGCAGTTTGGTCAATTGTTGGTGTTCCTACGTTATCCATATCATTGATATAGATAGCTGTAATCCCTCCGATGTTATTATCACAACCTTTTGTGATTGCTGTAAGTGTTGTACAAGCCATTTTTAAAAGTATTAAAAAAGGGAGGGAGATTTAACGCCCTCCCCTTTTGGTTAAAATATTAATCGGATTATGAGTATAAAACGATTTCAGTTGGGTTAACGTAAGAGAAACCAACTTTCAAGTTAGCACGTGAACGTAAGTAAGGCTCTGCAACTGTATCAGCTAAGTTAACAGCTTTAATTGCTTTTCCATCACCCTCGCCATCGAAAGCGTAAATCATGTTGTTCTTAACAGTACAAACCATTGTATCGTTTGGCATACCCTCAGCAACTACTACTTTGATACCTAAGAAAGTCAAAGCTAATGGAGTAGTGATGTATGTTTGAGTGTTACCTGAAGCAGTAGCCAATTCCAAAGCGTTAGCTACGTTAGAAGCAACGTACAAACGCAAGTCTGCTTTTTTACGAGAAACTGTTGAAGGTAATGCGTTGATTACTTTTACGATTTCAGTAATTACGTTAGCACTTGTAATTGTAGTATTTGCTACGTCAATGATTGAAGCATCTGCTAACATTTTTTTGATGTAACCGTCACACAAAGCTAAAGTATCGTCTTCGCTTGCTGTGTCACCTTGCCAACGTAACAACTCAACGTCTTCGCCGATTTGTTTCGCCATTTCTCCCCAGTAGAAGTTCATGAAAGAAGCTACTGAAAAATCTCCGTTTGAACCTTGAGCCATTTGCAAAGCTAAGAAAGACTGCTCTAAGTCAAATTGACAAAGTTGAGCCATTGCAGACAATGCACATACGTCGATGTCTACTGCATCTAATGAATCAGTAGGAGCTGTAAAGTTACAAGTTGAAGCTTGTAAGATATTACCAAAAGTAACGTTAGCTAATTTAGTAGCTGATTTAATACCCGGCAAAGTACGGTAGTTGTCTACTGTATCTTCAGCTAAGTAAGAACGACCGTAAAACTCGTTCGGGTTTGGACACAATAATGCGTTTGTTTCGATGTCCAAGTCAAATTTTAAATTTCTTTCCATTTTGTTATTTTTTAGAAAATGCGTCTCTGAACGCGTTAAATTTTTCGTGAGCTGATAATTTAGTTTCTTTTAATTCCTCTTCGATAGGCTCAACTTCTACTTCCAAAGAATTTTTTAATTCTGCAATTACTTGCAACAATTCGTTAACTTTTTCATCTAACAAAGGTGTAACGATAGCAAGGATAGCCTCAGCGTCTGCTGTTGGGTCGACTGCCATTTCAACTTCTTCAGTTGCGACTTCTTCCTCAACAACTTCTTCCGTTGCCATTTCTTCCTCTTTTACTTCTTCTTCGATTACTTCAGTTGCCATTTCTTCCTCTACTACTTCAGTAGCAGGTGCATCTTTAACCTCGATAACTTCTCCGCCTTCTACGACGTAGATTTTACCTTCGATTAGGTGCTCTCCATCTGGTAACTTCATACTATATTGATTATTTAATTCCGTCTTTTGTTCGTTCAATTTCATACCTAAGAAACCCTCAATCGAAAATCCTACTTGGTTACTCTTTACAAGTTCGTTGTAGTAATCTTCGTCTGTTACTTGAGCGGTCAACATCAAAGTACCTTTTGGTACGTCAATACCGTACGCTTTCGCTTTGTCGTTTTTAGGGTCTTGAACTATCCATGCTTCCAATACATAAGCAGGGACTTTATTTTCCGCATTATGCTCAATGTTAAAAATATCTTTGTTAGATAAGTTTGACATGAACTTAGCGTGTATCTTTTCAATCTCTTCGGCTGTAAATGATACATAGTACTCTTCGCCCTCATCGTTTCTGTAAATTTCCATAGGAATCATAGCAGGCGCAACGATACGCATTTTAAGCGTGTCAGCAAAGTACATTTGTTCATGTGAATTGAACGCTACTCCTTTAACTTTAACCGCAGGACGTGACGTAAAAGCAATCATTTCGATTCCTAAGTCTTCGCCCTCGCTGTATTCAGGGTCAATAGTAATTTTGTAAGTAGGCAATTTATCCATACTTATTATGTAGATATAAAATTATTTGTTCAAAATTTGTATATTTGTTAAAAAATTAGTATATGGTAACAATTGGAAAAAATGAAATCCCTAACAAATCAACTGAGTTGAGCGTTAAGCAATTTTCAAAAGTGAATGAAATTTTAAGAAGTGAAAACGAACCTATTGAAAAATGGTATCAAATCTTTACGTACTTAGGAGCGGACGAAAGCGACATTAACGACTTGGAATTTGACGAGTTCAAAGAGGTTGTTCGTATTTTTAACGATAGCGAAAGTAAAGACTTAGAAATTCAGCGCACTATTGAAATTGACGGATACACTTACGAAGCATACAAAGAAGAGTTTAAGGTGTCTGTAAAAGATTTAAAAGCAATTGAGAAATTAATCGCTAAGAATCCAAACTCTTATATTGCTGAAATGGTTGCGGTGTTATATAAGCGTTCCGACTTAACAGAAAAAGAACACTACGAACCTGCACACATCAAACACAAAACTACTTTGTTTGCTGACCAAAAGGCATCGTTTGCTTTACCTATCATTTGGCACGTTGCTAAGAAAATGACAAATGAAATAGAAAAAGTTGAAGATGAAAGCGTGGCATAACGTAACAGTCGAAACATTCATGGAGTTAAGGGGGTTGGAAACAATCCCTTTCGATTCTCCATTTGATTTGGAACTTGAAAGGCTGTCAATCTTAACCGATACCGACATCGAAGAGTTGCAAAATTTAGACCTATCCGAGTTTAGTAAGTTAACAAAGGAGTATGCTTGGGTAAAATCAGCACCTGCAAAGAACTTCAAACAAG